AACTATGCGATGCCCACGAGACTAATATTCTCATGAACATGCATAACTCCTTCTTGTTGAAACCTCCTTCGGGAATTGGAGTGCTCTACCCGAGCTGGGGGAAGCCAAACTTTCCATCTTAATTGAGTTCACGTGTTGGCTAGTGGTGCGATTGGTTGAACAAGTTCAACTTCGTAGTGAACATCAATTCTTCCAGTAGGTATGTTAGTAGAATTGCTATAGTAACCGTAGACTATCGTGACGGGGGTCTGCTCATTTTGAGCTCCCACTCCGGCAGTTGTACCGGATATATACCACGGTTTAGCTGCTAGCCTATTATCATACCTAATGGGCGGCGACATAGTCCAGAGATTTGACTTGACTGCTTTGTCTGTAGCCAATATCCTTTGGATATTCCAATTCGCAGCTACGACGTCAGCCGAATCGTATATCAGAGCCATTGCTATAGCTCCGGATATATTGGTTGCGATTTCAGGTGAATAGACTGCAGTCATCTTCAATACTCGAAACTTTGAAAAGGCGGATCCAATGATCGACAGCCGATTCAGTTGAGTAGAGTTTCGTACGTCAATATTCACAAAGCCTATAACCTCTGTATTCGCCGTTGCGTGTGTTGCGAGGAGAGGGGTGCTTTCGGTACCAATGCACATTTCACCAAGGGTGGATTGTCTTATTATTTGGTTCCTCTTCCTCACATTGTGGCTCATAGCGGAAGGGGCTCTAACAACGGATCCCAATTCCGCTCCACTGGGCAGCGGAATGGGCCGGGTGCGACGTCGCCGTCGCTGCCCGTTTCCATTGTTGGAHTTCGTCTGCTTCTTCTTCGTCATCTTCCTCTATGAAAATTTTGTCAGAAGCTAAGTTCTTCCGACGAATGTACCTCTGGATTTTAGGCCAAATCGGGCTTGATTGAAGCTCGGCAAACAGATTAAGGTACTGAGGGTTCTCCGAGTCAAGATATCTCAGGAAGGTCTTTGGCCATGAGGTCAGATAAAACTTTCTCTTACTCAAGTAATGACTACAGAAATTGAAACTGATCAATTTAGTTCCGGTCTTCTGATAAGAAGCCTCGCAGAGCTGGTAGTCTTTACAATCATGACCAAGTTTCCTGTATGCCTCTTGAGCTCCAGGAACATATCCTTCAACTGAGTCATCCCCCATGGCTATGCACCAGGGGCTTCCGATTAGCTTTGCCATTAGACATCGAATCCGTGAGTTAGAACTCGAGGTGCAGTAGGATCCGGATTTCATTAACCCAGGGATTGCCTGGGCGATCAACGTCCCGTTGGACAATTGAAACACGCTAAGAGAAAGACATTTAAATCGATTCCTCGCAGCTCTAGCGACCTTCTCGTGAAAGCCGCCTAAGAAAATCCTCATTTCCACATCTGCACGAAGTTCCCACTCTTGGACAGACCAATCAAAGCCAGAAATGTCGGCTTCAACAGCCGGGCAAGTGGTGTGTTTATATGCCACCTGTTCCCAGATGGCATCCGCTTGAGAGCCTTCACTTAACCCCATTCCTGGTTTTGATGGACAAGTTTTCCACATGGCAATCTCCAGTTGGTTTTGGTATCCAAAGAGAAGACGCTCAACTAGCTGGTCTACAAGAGAAACGGAAGAGATTAATCTAAACCTCCTCGTCTCAATCTTCCGTTTAGGGTGCGGCTCTTGTTTCACGAAAAGTCTGACCGGGTCACAAAGACCCAGTCGCACCAAGTCAACAGCTGTGAGCTCATCACTTAGTTCCACTTTGGATAGCAACTCCAGTCGAGCATACACCGATTCAACCACGAGTTGCATGTGGTTGTCGATGACGGAACCATTAGTGATTCCTAAGCAGGCAAAGGGGACCCCTGGGGAGGAGTCCCTTTTGACTTCCGTCTTCGCGATCTTTTCGATTTTGGCTTTGACGGCTGCTGAGTCCCAGTCTCCTTTGAAGCAGTTTCTTTGGGGTGCTCTGGGGTACTCTTTGACAAGTTGCTCGACTGCTTCCCTGATGTTGTCGGGCTCGGGGGTGGCTTTGAAGCGGGTGGCTTGGAACAAGAGGGAATCGAGTTCCGCAGCGCTTCCGCGTTCAGGCCAGTCAAAATCTTCGAGTTCAGGGAAGCTATTTCTTGCAGAGATTGCACGCTCACTAAGAGCGGTTCGAGAAGCTTCTCTAAATTTGACACCCGATTTTCCAACGTCAACGAGGGGCATCCCAGTTGTTCCGATTGGTCGTCCACCTGTGAAGGAGTAGCCACCGAGGGAGTACAGGGCGGAGAGGATTGGACTTTCCCCGCCCGTTCTCCGTTTAAAGAATAGCCTTCGGCGTCTCGGCGAGTTCTCGCCACTGAAAATCCAAAGGGCAGATCATCCACTTTGTCAGGTGGTCCTCCGCCGGATTCAGCTCCAAAATCTCTCTTCACTGATTGAAGAAATGCCTTATCCTCAAAGAAGTCATCATCCTCCTCGAGCTCAGCTTCTCTCCAATCTCGACCTTTAGGTACATACTGGGGTCGCTTACTGCTATCCAGGTAAAACTCATTCTCGCTAAAGAAGATTTTACCTCGTCCATTGAGATAAGCTTCCGCAAACTCATTTTCCCGAGTTTCGAATTGCTCCTCATCAAGTTCTCGAATATGACCATAATCATACATCGTCTCCAACCCTGGTGGGAAGAAGCTCTGATGGATTATAGTGAACTTGTTGGAATTGACCTTGTCCAAGTCAACTCCACGATGGACTCCAATCACGCAACCATTGCTGATAACTGGTGAACCACTCCAACCTTTAGTGGTTGTAGCTGAGTGTTCACCGGTGAACTCAGAGACAAATGTCCCTAAGCCCACTGAGCTCTTGAATGCTGATGAAGAGTCAGCTCCGAATACTTGTACAGGTTTCCTTTCGGCCGTGGGAATTTTCACCTTCGCGCTTTTAACGCCCAGGGAACTCCAAACCTTCTGTGGTACAAATACTGAAGCAACGTCAATTCTTGCATCTCTAGAGGCGAAGTCAAGCTTCCAATTTTGGAAGTCAATTTCGACTCTCCGACCAGTTCTTTCATTGTTTGAAAACTTGGCCATGTAGAGCTTCTCAGCAGTGTCGATGACGTGGAATGCAGTAAGCATAACATCATTCCTTCCAATCTGAACTCTTGAAGCCATGCCTCGGGTGAATCCATTCTCGTCCTGAATTACGACGAGGTAGTTCGGTTCCTTTCCAGGTTCAATAAGAGACACTGGAGAGCCAATACACGCGCCTTCCTTCTCACTCCTTAATACGTCGGAGGAAAAGTACTGCCACCACTTGGGTTGGATCACAACCTTTATGGTCTCAGTGCCATAAAGCACCGAGGCGACGATTCCCTTTGCAGGGTCGAACTCAGGATCACCGAGCATCTCGCCCCACAACTCAGTTTTCACCGGTTCTGGTTCGAGACACACTCTCGGCCAGCTTAGCCAGGCGAATTGCAGCATAAGTGCTGCTATCCATAGGCTTAGGCTTAGCCAGTAGGCTAGGCTCCACTGAGGACTCTGGTACATGTCGATCATGACTGAAACCAGTCCGGCCAACATCGTCAAAGTCATCAAATTGGATAACTTCATTGTGATAAGTGCAACAAAACCAATGGTTACGATATTTCTCGAAAAGAGAAACCCGTCTACTGGATATCGCACGGTCTTTCAGTTTGAAATCGGAGCAGGCGGGCTAGGACAGGGAGTATAGTGTTCAGTATCACCGGAGTCAAACAATTTCTTGGTCTCACAGTATGAACACCAGTCAGCGACGACCTCTGTTTCCCAGATTTCGTCTCCGTTATCAGCGTACTTGAACTCTAAGATCTCAAAAGCTTTCGCACCACAAGTTTCACACTTGCAGGTTATCTCTAGTTCGTCCACTGAATCCCTGTTCCACTTCGCAACTTTCACCTTTATTGGAGAATCAACAGTCAAAGATGTCTCAATTCCAGGAGCCAATCCACGGAAGAAAACCTTCTTGCTACTGCCACAGTACTTCTCAACAATAGTTGGATAAGTTTTGCTCACGCCAAACGCGAAAATCACTGAAGACATACAGTAAATGATGTTAATTTATTAAGAGTAAAACTGACAGCTTTATAAGCGATAGACATAAAACCTCTTAAATAATTTTG